GATGGACTTAAACCATCGCAAAGGTTTTATCTGTATTCATCATTGGTGAATTCTGCAAAGGAATTTAAAAAAGTAAGTGCAATTGCAGGTATTGTAAGTGATTATGGATATACTCACGCAGAAACCGCCGTTGCATCTACTGGGCAACTTATGGCGGCAGAATGGTATAATAATCTATGTCTGGTTGAAGGGCGAGGAAGTTTTGGTTCTAGGTTAATCCAAGAAGCAGGTGCACCACGTTATGTATATACGCGAGTTCATAAAAACTTTAGTAAATATATCCAAGACATTGATTTGTGTCCAGTTCATTCTGATCCAGAACATATTCCACCACAATATTATCTTCCTGTAATTCCATTAGTATTAATTAATGGGGTTAAAGGGGTTGCAGTTGCATTTGCTACTAATATTCTCCCAAGATCAGTTGATGATGTAAAAAAAGCATGTAATGAATATCTAAAAACTGGAAAAATAAAAAATAGATTGGCAGTTAAATTCCCACAATTTACTGGAACTACCGAATACGATGCATTAACAAATAAGTATAGTTGTGTTGGAGTATTCACTCGACAAGGCAAAACAAAACTAATAATTACTGATGTTCCTTATGGACATGATCGCGAATCATACATCAAGATACTAGATAGTATTGAAGATGCTGGCGACATAGTGTCGTATGAAGATCGGTGTAATTCCAATGGATTCGAGTTTGAAGTAAAGTTAAAAAATCATGCAGGTGATTGGGACAATGATAAAATCATTAAAGAATTTAAATTATCCAAACCTCATACTGAAAACTTAACAGTAATTGATCAAAATGGAAAGTTACGGGAATATTCTGATGAACGTGATCTAATTAAAGATTTTTGTGAGTTTCGTATTGGCATTTTACAAAAACGAATTGAATTAAATTTGAAATTAGTCAAAGAAGAAGCACGTTGGCTAAAAGTGAAGATGGAATTCATTTTAGGAATACTAAATGGTAAGATTATTTTTAAAAATAACAAAAAAGATGTAGTCGTTTCCCAAATTGCAAAAAATACAACAGCAATCGAAACTGACTATGACCGATTGTTACGTATTAATATGCTATCCTTGACACTTGAGCAAGTAGATGATCTTAAAAACCAAATAGAAGAATGTGTTAAAAAAACGATTTATTGGAGTTCTACTACTTCTAAAGATCAGTTTTTGTTAGATTTAAAAGAAATATAAAATATTTTATATTGACACTACCATTATAATGTGGTATATTAGCGACTAAGGGAAAGCATAATGGATCAACTACAATTTAAAGTAATGTCTAGCTGGACCAGATTACAAAATGCTTTCCCACATCGTTTCATTATAGAATTTGAATATAGTTCAGAGGATAATCCACAGGGAAATAACGTAAGATATTTTAAAAAGTATAAAAAAATGTTTGTAAAATATCTTAACGAAAGTTATGGAAATGAAACAACTGATTGGATGATTGCCAAACAAAATGGTCCTTATAATTTTGGGGCATCATTGATGGTTGGTTTTAGAGATAATACCAACGCTGCTGCATTTATATTAGAAAACACATAGGAGAAAAAATGAGTGAAATTGATCTAAATCGTTATAGTGAGTTTGTTGACTCAGTAATGAGTAATAAAAGTAAAAACCTAGAAGAATTTATTGCAGTTCTTCGTTCAATACACGCTTCTGGTATTAATGCTCCTTTGCTTAATACTGCTGTAGCTGGTCTTGCGGGCGAAACCGGAGAATTTTGTGATATTGCAAAAAAACTGTTCTTTCAAGGAAAACCAGTTACTGATGATGTAAAAATTCATTTGTTCAAAGAACTTGGAGATATTGCATTTTATTGGGTAACTGCATGTAAAGCACTAGGGTTTAATCCAGATGAAGTTATTGCAGGAAACCAAACAAAATTAAGTGCAAGGTATCCTGTTGGATTTTCTGCTGCAAACTCTGAAAACAAGGCACCAACCGATCTATGACCTTAGAGTTTAGTGATAAAAAATTCGAAGAATTAATTTCTCGAAAAGAAGAACTCAAGAAAAAGCAATTACTTGCTTTTTCTATGGGGCTTGGAAATCATATTCATGAACAATTTCGTCGTATCTTAGACGAACTAGATGTAGAAATCTATAGTATGAACGAAATTAAAAAAGAAAATGCGAAAAAGCCTAACGAGAATGATGAAGGTTTAATCATATGAGTGAATTAGTTTCTTATCAATTAGTGGTGGATGAAAATGATGTAGTTAATGCATTATTATGTGGTGCAAAGCTAAATGATATAGTAACTAATAATGGCGATTGGATTGACAAATTCAATCGCTATTCGAATATGTTTGATCTTGGTGATAAAATAGAGTATAGTCTTCCTGTTATAGACAGTGATGAGTATATTACACAATGCGTAAATACATGGGGCATCCCGCAGAAATATCTAGAAATAGATATTGAATCTTTTTTATATAGCAAGTGTGTTAATACAACACAAAAAGATCGAGTTCATGAAGAATTGATCCTATACAAAGAAAGAAATTTGATAATATTGTTAAAGTTTATGATCTATTTTGTAGATACTTTACGAAAACATAATATTCTGTGGGGTGTAGGTAGAGGAAGTTCAGTATCAAGTTATATACTATATCTAATTGGTATACACAGAATTGACTCTATTAAATACGATTTAAATATAGGAGAGTTCTTAAAATGAAGATAAAATCAGCAATGGGCAAAGTGGTGGATATAACTTCACTTATGCGAGAAAATGAAGAAGTGCTTGCAGTTAGTAATGTAAAAATGAATGCACGTGGTGACAGGCTTGGATCAGACGGAAAAGTAATCGTTCCTGTTCAACAGATTGCAAAAAAACAGAAATCAGAAGTGTCTCCAATAATTTCAACTTCTATTGAAAATGCAGCGATGCCTGCAAAGGTAATGGCAGAAGAAGAAAAAAAGATTGCAACAAAAAAGACAAAAAAAGCAGAAAGCAAAGTAGTTAATATTGTTTCTAAAACAGATGAAGCTGGCAATACTTTTAGTGAAATTGAATATGAAGATGGTAGCATTGAGATTAAACAAGATGGTGCGTTTTAATGACATATAAAACATTAACTCCGTTACATAACAAAGTAATTGGAAAAAGCGTTGATGATTATGGATTAAGAAAAACATCTGGGGGTCTTTTAATAAATGAAAAAGATGGAAATGAAAAATCAATTCGTCCACGCTGGTTTGAAGTTACCCACGTTGGCCCATTGAATCTAGACGTAAAAGTTGGTGATTATGTGTTGGTAGCACATGGTAGATGGGGCAGAGGGTTTACTATTAACGAAAGTGAGAATACAAAATATTTTCACTTAGACCAAGATGAAATTTTAATTATGACTGAAACTAATCCAACTACGCACTAAAATAGGAAATAGAATGAAAAATATATGGTTTGAAAAGTATCGCCCGACAAAATTATCTGAATACGTATTCAAAGACGATAACTTAAAAAACCAAGTAAAAAGCTGGATCAATGACAAAAGTATACCACATATACTTTTGTCTGGTCCTGCCGGAACTGGTAAAACAAGTTTAGCAAAGGTATTAGTTAGTGAATTGGGCATTGAGGGTGCAGATTTGCTTACTATAAACGCTAGTAAAGAAAATGGTGTAGATACTATACGTAGAAAAATATCTTCATTTAGTGAAACTATGCCTTGGGGAGATTTCAAGATAATTCATTTGGATGAAGCTGATCACCTTACCACTGAAGGACAAGCTGCATTACGTGGTGTTATGGAACAACATATAGGAACTGTAAGATTTATACTTACCTGTAACTATCCAAATATGATTATACCTGCTATTCACAGTCGCGTTCAAACCATTCATTTGAAAAGTCTTGATGAAACCGAATTTGCTGTAAAGCTGGCGGAAATGTTAGTAACTGAAAACGTAGAATTTGATTTAGGAACATTAGATACCTACATTCGTGCTACTTATCCAGATATGCGTAAGACAATTAACAATTTAGAATTAAACGTAATAAACAACACATTGACCGCTCCAACTGAATCTAGTGATACTAGCGAATGGAAATTAAAAATGGTTGAATTGTTTAGCAATGGAAAAATCAGTGATGCACGAAAGCACATATGTAAGAATATTAGATCAGACGAATATATCGAAACATTTCAGTTTTTGTATCGCAACTTAGATTTCTTTGGTAAAACAGAAGATCAACAAGACGAAGCTGTATTGATTATTCGCAATGGATTAGTTAAGCATGGTCAAGTTGCTGACCCAGAAATAAATTTAAGTGCAACATTAATAGAATTGGCAAATCTGGGGAAATAATAATGGTTACTGTAAAATTACTAAATGGTGATTGCAAAGAAAAACTAAAAGAATTAGCAGACAATTCTATTGATTCCATAGTAGTTGACCCACCTTATGGTTTAAGTAAAGAACCCGATATGATAGAAGTGTTGACACATTGGCTTGCTGGTGATGATTATACACATTCTTCCAAAGGTTTCATGGGAAAAACTTGGGACAGTTTTGTTCCTAGTCCTAGTATATGGAAAGAATGTTTACGTGTTTTAAAACCCGGTGGGTATATGGTTTCTTTTTTTGGAACAAGAACATATGATATGGGTGTTTTATCAATTCGAATTGCTGGATTTGAAATTCGTGATCAATTGGCATGGGTTTATGGAAGTGGATTCCCAAAATCTATGGCAGTAGATAAAGCAATTGACAAACATTTTAAAGCTGAACGAACTATTAAAAAAGGCGTAAAGCAAGGACATGAAGAATTTGCAAATAGAACAACTAAAGGACATCTTTCTGGTGAAAATAAAAACGAAGGGTGGGCACGACCATGGATGGAAGCAGATGACGCAAATGATTATCACTATGATTTTGAGCCTGCTACAGAGGATGCAAAAAAATGGGTTGGTTGGGGAACTGCACTAAAGCCAGCATTTGAACCAATTGTGTTGGCCCGCAAACCTCTTATCGGAACCGTAGCAGAAAATGTTTTAAAACATGGGGTTGGTGGTATCAACATAAATGATACTAGAATACCAATAAATCCAGAAATAGATGATCCTAGACTTGGAGGGAAAGGAACTTGGAAAACTGATGGTATGGCAAAGAACGTCTATGCGGGTGGGTATGCTGGTATAGAGAATGGTTCTAGTGCATTGGGTAGATTTCCTAGTAATTTTATGCATGATGGTAGTGAGGAAGTAGTAGAATTATTTCCACAAAGTAAAGGTCAACAAGGCGATGTTAAAGGAACAGAAAAATCACATACTGGACAAAATGGGATTTATAATGAATATGGCAGAGTAGAATCGCAAAAACGTGGTGATTCTGGCAGTGCAGCAAGGTTCTTTTATTGTGCCAAAGCTTCCAAAAGTGACAGAAATTTTGGACTTGATGATTTTGAAGAAGCATCTATTGGTGCAAAAGGAAATGGAATTCGTAGAGTTTGTGAAACATGCGGAGCATCTAGTTTAGAGTCGCATCTTTGTAAATGTTCCGAAAAAAATTGGGTAAATCCTGCTAACAAAAAAAATATTCATCCAACAGTAAAACCTACAGAACTTATGAAATATTTGGTTAAAATGGTAACACCAGTTGGTGGAACAGTATTAGACCCATTTATGGGAAGTGGATCAACTGGGAAAGCTGCGGTCAGCGAAGGATTTAATTTTGTTGGTATAGAAATGCAAAAATCATATTATGATATTGCAGAAGCTAGAATTAATCATGCTATGTTACCAAAAGTAGAAGAACCAAAAATAAAAAAAGAAAAGAAACCAAAATCTACTCCAATATTGCCATCTGCGTTGTTTGAATAACGCTTGACTCTGGTATTACATTAGTGTATGATAGTTGAACATCAGAGGATTAACCATGAATATTTTGAATGAACCCTATTTCTTTTCAGAAGAAAATATTAAAAAGATTTGTGAAATAAAAGAAGCAGTTTATGTATGCGACACTACTCTAAAAAATGGGGCAGATTGTTCTGTATTTTATGGAAAAACACCGCATCCCGATAGTAACAGTAGATATTTTGGTTTATATCGTCACCCTCTAACTAATACACTTTATATATGCGATGGGTCATCTGTTGAAGATTTAGAAATTACTGGCGTAATAGCAGACAACAATGACATTATCTACAGTCGGTCACGCCATGATTATAGGCATTCACCAGATGAAACAGTATGGATTGATGGTGGGCGAGATTACGTTAGAAGTGGAGCATATTTGCCAGAAAAATATGTTCAACTTTATGTCGAAGATGGAAAACTCAAAGTAAAAACAGAAGAGTAGATAGATAATGAAATTTTATGTAACATATAATACTGATAAAACTACTTTGTATGTTTTGCATAAATGTAAAATAAGTAGGTATACATTCGATAATGAATTTATTGAATGTATCAAAGATATAAACGAAATAGACCCTATTTCGTTTATTAAAGAAATACTGCTACAACAAATCAAATTAGGAGAAAAAATATGAAAATAAATGTAGAAATTGATTGCTCACCAAGTGAGTTTAAAGAACTTATGGTTCCCGGCGAAAAGCAAAATGAATTTATTTTGCAGATGATTGAAGCTGCTAATAAAAATAACCCATTTGCAGAACGATATACAAAGACTTCACAAGAAGTAGCAGATGCATGGGACAGTGCCCGTGAATCTATGCTTAATGCTTGGGAAAAAGCAACAAAATCAAAATAACTTTAAATTACAATGGTAAGAGCATTATGCTCTTACCAAGGATATTATTATGAAAATGCTTATTACAGAAACTGCACTTGAATACAAATCGTTGCCAGAAGAAGTAAAGGCATCTACAATACTGGTATTGATCAAAATGCCAAATAGTGATATGTATTATGTCAAAAAAGGAAGATATAAATTAAAGCTTCCACGATATGTATCAAAGGAAGAAATAACCGAAATGATCTTATATAAAAAATTTGGGTAATATACATGATAAAATATCGTATATTTTCTGTAAAATTTGGAGAATATGCCTATAAAACAGTCGATATTGATCGTTTATTGCGTAGTCGATATGATAATTGGTATACTGGTGATATCGGACAATGGGCAAAAGAAAATAATATAAAGTTAATCCAAAGCGAAATGCTGCATGATCAAAACACTAGGCAACATATCTATAATTATTATATGACATTAACTGACGAACAAGACAAAGAATACAAAGAAATTCTATTTTATAAAAAATTAACGGAGTAATCATGATCGAAATTAACGAAGCCTTTAAAGAAACACTTCTCAAAAAATTGAAAAGTGAAAAAGTAACTATAACTTTTATAAAAATAAACAATGAAACACGTAATATGACTTGCACTCTTATGGAAAATAGTTTACCTTCGGTAAGCAAAGATGATTTGACTAGTCAAAAGAAAATTAGACAAGCATCGCCAGAAATTCTAGCAGTATGGGATTTAAATAAAAATGCATGGAGAAGTATGCGTTGGGATAAAATTATAGAGGTTATAGATGGCTAACAATTTAAAAGAATTAACTAAAGAATTACACCACTCTGCTGAAAGAAAAGCATTTGCTAAAATACTACTAAGTGGAAAAATCACTCCAGAATTGTATCATCGGTATCTTTATAATCAATTTCATGCCTATCAAGCATTAGAATCAAAAATTGACTTTACTGGAATTGAAAGTATTATACGTTATGAAAAAATTCGTGATGATATAAACGAGTTAGAAATATTATATGATATTACAAATACAACGCCAATTTGCGAATCTACAAAAGAATATGTTAGATATGTTCAGTCAATAGATGACCAAGATCGGTTAGTTTCTCATATGTATGTTCGCCACTTTGGAGATATGTATGGCGGTAACATTATAAAAGGTCGTGTTCCGGGAAATGGAAGTATGTATAATTTTGTTGATGTTGATAATTTAAAATTAATAGTCCGTGAGAAATTAACAGATGATATGGCAGAAGAAGCAAAAATATGTTTTACCTTTGCTATACGGTTATTTGAAGAGTTAATGCAAAATGAGTGAAGTTTGGGATACTCTAATAAAATTACAAAATGATCTTATCACTGCATTCGACAGTAGTGGAACTGAAATATACGAAAATGGTATGGATAAGTTCAATAAACCAAATTGGATTAATAGAGTTTGGACTAGTAACAAGTATAGACGTGCACATATTGACGTGGTAGATGCTAGGGAATCAAAAGGGTTGTGGATGATGCATTGTTGTATATTTCCACATTTGCATAGCAATGCCCCAATATTTGGTCTAGATGTAGTTGCTGGTTCCCGTAAAATAACAGGTTTCTTTCATGACTATTCCCCTACCGAAAGCTTGGATCATCCCATGATAGACGATTTTATTAATTCCACTGAAAGATTAGAATGGAATAAAAAAAGAGAGTTACCAGACTGGGCAAAACAAATCTTTAATAAAGATATGATTTCTGCTGGAAATATTCAAAGTCCAGAAGAATTAAAACAATTACTAAACTACAGTTATGAAAGTATCTTTAATTATATGTGGTGGATTGCTGACTACAATAATATAGCAGACGAAAATATTATAAAATCTGCACAAAATAGGTATGCTCACTATCAAAAGCAAAATCCACATACGCCAAGAACAATGACTGCATTAGGTCTTAATCCCGATGAAGTTAAAGAATTTATAGAAGTATGTCTTTTCCCTGAAATTTAACCCCAATAAAAGGAAGTCTAAAATGCCATATACTTATCGTAGTCTACTAGAGATTGATTCGTTTACGTATGATTATCTTGAATTTGTATTGCCAACTCCTATAGAAGATACTCCAATAGGAGAAATTAATTCTTTTCTTACAGTGATGGAAAAGAACTTTATTGAGCTTGACAACATTAACGAAGAAAGCTATGCTATGGCTGAGTGATTAAAAAGGAGAAAGCCATGTCAGATAGCAGTGATAATAATGCAGGTGGATTTGTACTACTATTTTATTTATTTGTGTTAGTAGTTGCAGTAATTGCTCTTTTTATAGCGTTTACTATTAAAGGTGCAGTTCTTATTTGGAATTTTACACAAAAGGCATGGCTTTCTCTTACTTGGGTGGCAGTAAATTTGTCATATGCAGGAGTATTTTACTATTATAATTTTATGGTTGCTACAACCGCAAAAAGTTTTGTATTTGTCGGAACTACATATTACCTTATCGCTCTTGGATTAATAATTGCTGCAACAATTTATTATATTAATAAAAATTCAGAGCAATTCTACTACGCATGTGAACAAACACGAGAAGCCAGAGAAAACAACGAAAACGGAATACAGATTCCATTTTGGCTTAAATTATTTGGTTTCGCATTTGTCGTAAAATCTAGCTATAATGCTGGAAGAAAAATTGGAAAGTCTATCGTATGAACAAAAAGATAATTTTAACTGACATTGATGGCGTATGTCTATATTGGGAAAATCATTTCCACAATTGGATGAATAGACGTGGATACAATGTAATCAATGCTAACACTTATGCCATTCATGAATCGTATAATTGCAACAAAGATCGTGCTGAACAGCTAGTGTACGAATTCAATACTAGTTCCTACATGATTGATGTTCCTGCATTTAGGGATGCAATAAGTGGTATTGGTAAATTGAAAGAAAATGGATATAGATTTATTGCAATTACTAGTGTTGGCGGTGATTATAATACTGAAAGATTGAGAAAAATTAATCTAGAAGATCATTTTGGAAAAAATACATTTACCGAAGTTCACTGTATAGAAGGAAATAAACAACCTTATCTTGAACCATATCGTGGAAGTGGTATGTATTGGATTGAGGATTTGGGTAAAAATGCTTTGCTTGGTGCAAACATGGGTCTTAACACATTTTTACTTGATCATCCTTATAATCAAGATTGTTCACATGAACGAATCATTCGTGTAAAAAGCTGGGCAGAGATTTGTAATAATATTCTTAGTAGTGTTGCGACTTAGACTCAATAAGCGTATTCACTAATAGATATTATTATTCGTCGCCGTATATTTTAAGAACCTCTGCAACAGTTGGATGACGTTCTACATCTTTTTGGGCAAATTGTACGAAACCAATGCGACTTGAGTTTCTTTGTTGTAATTTGTCTAAAAAGTCTTTTAGTCCATTTTCTTCAAATGTGCGGTCATGTTGAGTAATGTCACCCGTGACAATAATTCTGCTATTCTCACCAAGACGTGTAAGTAACATCTTCATTTGGTTTGGAGTAGAGTTTTGAGATTCGTCAAATAAAATATATGAATTTTTAAAAGTTCTGCCCCTCATGTATGCTAATGGTGCTACTTCAATAATACCTTCTTCAACCATACCAGTAATATCAGTAGGAGAATAGTATTCTTCGATAACATCAAAAATAGGACGTGTCCACGGAGCCATTTTTTCCAACAATGTGCCTGGTAAGAAACCATGTTGCTCATCAACGCTAACTGCTGGTCGTGTTATTACTATTTTTTCACAATCGCCATTTTTAAATGCTTTTATCGCAGCAAGGACCGCAAGCATTGTTTTTCCAGTTCCTGCTGGACCAATGGCAAAAACTATATCAATCTTGTCATTATCTAACAATTCGATATAATCTTCTTGTGCTAAGTTTTTTGGTAACATAATAACCGTATTGTTGCGTTTTTTATATTTTGTAAAGTCAACAACTTGTGGTTGGGTTCTTGCGGAAATTCTTGGGGTCGTGGTTTGTTCGTTTCCGAACGATTTAGTTTTTCTTGCTCTTTTTGTCACAATGTGATCTCCTTGTATTTGCAAGTGTCGAGTCCAAGTCGCACAAGTATTTAGGAGCAAACCATAAATAATGGTATATAAAGGGTATAAAATAATGATTGATGAT